TGGCGGCGTGGCGTTTGCGGCGGGCTTCGTTGATTTTCTCACGGTTTGCGGCGCGGCGTTTGCGGACGGCGGATTTCACTTTCTCAGGGTTTGCGGCGCGGTATTTGCGGTCGGATTCTTTCGTGCAGCATTTACAGGCAGGCTTCTTTCCATCCTTCTTGTTTTTCTGATTATGAAACTCGCTCAGCGGCTTAAACGCTAGGCACTTGCTGCACTGCTTCTCGGGTTCGGTCATTTTCGTAGTGGTTCGGTGTGTGTATGCCCCTGACTCTGCCGCAATATGTGCAGGTGTCAAGTAATTGTGTGCATATTTATTTATTTATTTTACCAGTTGTTGATGAATCCGCCCCGCGCGCGCTTGCCCGCCGTCTTCGCTGGGCGCTTTACCGTGGGTTTCTGTGGGTTAATCGTCCACTTGTCGCGGTCTGCCGTCGCCTCAGCCTCTGGCTTCAAGTGCATCGCCTTCTCCGCGGGTAGCATCTTGTCGATCATTTTGCGCAGTCCATCCCACGACGGGTTCAGCGACACGATGGCCGCGTAGCCATACGCGCGGATGTCAAGGGCTTCGTTTCGTGTGGAGCTGCTAGGCTTTTCAAATACCTTGTAGGCTTGACCGAGGTAGTAGCGCGTTTTGATGCGCTCGCTAGTCAGCATCTCAAAGTAGTGCTCGTCGTAACCGGCCTCGGGCTGGTCAGTAAAATGCATGGTGTGTGCGCCCGGGGGGTCAAGGTTTAGGTGACTGTAGATCGTGCGCTTAGCGCGGTTGACGCCGATGTTAAAGGTCGGAGCCTTGACCCCGCTTTGGCGTTTCTGCGCGTTGAACGCGACAAGCTCAGGCTCGCTTTGACCGGCACGCCCGAGTCCCTTGGACGGATAGACCTCGTAGCCGCTGGCGAGCATCTTGAGGCAGAACATGCGCACTTGCTCGGTGTTGTGACCTTCGTCGATAAACCCGCGTGACATGCGGAGCTCGCCGCCCGCCGGGTGTTTCCACGTGCGCAGGATTTCACGGTTGAGCTTTTCCCATACCTCGCCGCGCTTGGTGTCGCCTACTATCGTTGAGTAGCGCAGCCCGTAGGACTCAAAGCCGTCACGCCAGCCCACCCACTCAAACTCGATGCGGTCTTCTTGTACGTCGGCAGCAAACGTAATGCAGAGCACGCCGTCCGGCAGGGTGTCCGTCGGGTAGTCTTCGCGGCGCTCGTATACGGGGTGCCAGTCCACTGACTCGCCGAGCACGTCTTCCCATGTCTCAGCCTTAAAGGTGTTCGTCCACGTCTTGAGCGCTTCAACCCCGGCGTCTTTAGCTTCCAAGAACTCGCTCGCCCATTGGTGATACTTGGATTTGTAGCCCTTCTTGTGTGGGAAAAGGCTGATCATTGCGTTGGCTTGGTAACCGCGTACGCCGGTAAACGGTAGGGTCGGTCGCCATTCGCCCGCGTGGATCGAGTCAACGCGCTGCTCGTTTGTCCACGGGTCGCCGGTATCGGGGTCGGCATAGTATGCGGCCTCTGGTGTGCGACGTTTCTGTGCGTCGGTAAACACGAGGTTTGCCCAGTCGAGCACATGCCAGTTGCCTGTGAATGGCGACTGCACGAAATACTGGCGGTAGTCTGACTTGAGCATCCATTTCTCGATGTTGCTTAACCCTTTGATTGTAGGCGTGCTCATCACCACTTGCGTCGCGTCCGCGTAGTTGTCAGCGCGTTTGAATGCTAGTGTGATCGGGTCGCCTTCCTCCGAGAAGTTCATAGCGTCAACCTCGTCTAGAAAAACGGATCGAGCTTGGATCTGCCGGAAAGCAGAGGGCGAGTTTGCGCCAATCATGGACACGCGGCCACCTAGGAACCGCTTTGAATTCATCGTTGATCCTTTACCTGTCGGCATGACGATCCCGTCGAATACGTGCGAAGCGTCGAAGGTCGTCATTAGTTGCTCTTTCGCAAACTTGCCGGCGGCGTCTTTGGTCGGGTAAACGACGAGGATATTGTGCGGGTCAAGGTGGATCGATCGGCCTATCGGGTTCAATATACAGTTCTCCGTCTTGCCAAGGCGCGAAGCCAGCTGCAAAACCGTGGTCGTGACCTCGGGGTCGTCGATTGATTCGCCCGGCTCCTGCATGTATGGCGTCTGACATATGTCATACATGCCAGCTTTAGCCGTGACTTCCGACGTCATCATGCGGTGCTCCCGCGCCCAGAGATGGACATGCGGCACCTCTGGTATGATACAGAGGCGAGCGGCGCGGGCTAGGGGCTGGTAGGCGGTGGGCATTAGGCGTCAGGGTTGGCGACTTTAAAGCGGCACTTGGCAACGTCTCCTCCGCACCGCTCAATTTCGCTGCGGATCTGGTCGCAGATTGAGCGGCGGGATTTGATCGGCAGCCAGTCCCACGCCTTGATGGCGTCAGCGAGGCGTTTGAAGATGTCGCAGAACAGGGCTTCGACTTCGATGGCGTCAACAGACTCGGCCTTCATCCGCCGTAGTTTTTCCTGCTTTAATTCCGCAGCCGCTTTGAGGTCTGCGAGTTTGTAGTCTTCGTCGGTGCCCATTACTACGGCCAGCACGTTGATAAGCTCGTAGTATTTCGACCGACCCTGCACCCGTATCGGCGTGAGCGTTGCCAGCTTTTCGCGTACGAACACGCGTGATAGTCCAGAGCGTTCAAGGTCTGACTGCGTGACCTCGACCGTGCGCTTGGTGCCGCGCTTCTCATCTGGCGCTTCGGCTGCGTCGTATTCGGCTACGAACTTTTGATCAGTTGCGTTCAGGCTTTTGCCCGCCTGCAGCTTCTTGATGATGCCTGCGTAGATGGCGCGGTTGATTTTAGTCTTTTCCATTTGCCTTGATTAGCTTGTTGTTTTTAAACTTTCTAAAGTTGCAAGAATGCTGATACCTTCCCCAGCGTTTATTTATTTTACATACGTCTGGATGCTGGTCTCTTAGGCTTTTTGCCATCGCATAGCGCCCATCAAATTGTGAATCTTGCTGATAAAGCTGGTCTGTGTTTCCGCCTTTCATTGTCATCGTCGCCGACTTGTCGCAGAGCAGGCCATTAAATAACATAGTGCAATAGCCCTGCTTTAGAAATCTGATCGAAAGATCAGTGTCTTCATTATATCGGCCTCGCCACCTGGTCGAAACTTTGTTTGAAAGTAACATGCATGAGTAAACTCTGGTGTTCATCGTGACAGGCAGCTTGGCCGCTCCCTGTGCCGTCGATGAGTTAGTCACAGCAAAGCCCGTGTATTGCATCCCCGCCATCGGCACATTGACAAATCTAGAGACAAACTTTTCTATTAAGTCAAAGTTAGAGCGGTCCAGAACTGCCACTCGTTTTTTGTTTTTAAGGATGCGAAAGCCAGAAATATTATCGTCAAGAATCCAGTGTGAGGCGTGACCCTCTTGAATCGAGTGCTCCCACACCCAATTACGCGCCGGTATTCCACCAAGTCCAAGGTTTGAAAATGGCAAGGTTAGTATCTTTGACGGCTCAATGACAGAGGAGTAATCCGCAAATTCTTGCGGCTCTATCACAATGCGATAAGAAACACCCATAAGCTCCAGGGCTTTAGATGTGAGCCGCGATTCGTGCCGACCTTTTGAAATAATGTAAATTGGTGCAGTCATTGTGGCTTGGAGGGATACCAGCAAAACTTAACGTTGTCGGTAATTTTAATGTCAAGCGCCTTCGCGAAACTTGCGCGGCTTTCAGGGTTTGTAAAATGAACTATGATGGTTCCATAACCTTCCGGAGATCCATCATAGTCGGGCATTTTAGAATTACTCCACTCTTTACTAAGATCAGGCTCTTCAGTCGCAAGGATCGCATCAATCCTCGCTTGGTCAAATCCTAGCGAGCTAAGGTCAAAATCTTCCGCCTCCAGTTTGGCAATCTCGGCAGCCAACATTTCCTCGTCCCACTCAACGCCGTAGTCTGCGAGCTTGTTATCGGCGATCACGTAGGCGGCCTTCTCGGTTTCGCTCAGTCCGTCGATCACGATGCAAGGGATTTTTTTGAGACCCATTTGCACGGCAGCAACTGAGCGGCCATGCCCAGCAAGTATCATCCCCGCTTCGTCGATCAGCACTGGGGCGGTAAAACCGAAGCGTTTGATGGAGGCGACTATCTTGTCGATCTGGTCTGCGCTGTGCTTTTTTGCGTTGCCTGCGTAGGGTTTCAGCGTGTTCGGGTTGGTCTGCTTGACTGGTCTCATAGTTTTGGTTCGGTTGACATGTTGTAAATTTTTGGAAAAGTTTTCTTTTTGCAGCAAGGTCGTAAATCCACGTGGCATCATGCTGAGCTAAGACTCAAACCCCGCCCCGCACTGCATGTGCCCCTGTCCCACGCTATCCACCGCTCACTCACACGCCGCACCACGAGCCTGCACGGTGTCACCCCATACCTACCGCAGCGTGACTGCTGCCCGGCATCCTGCGTGCCACTGTGCGCACTGCATCGCTGCTCGGCACCGAGGCTCTGCTCATCCTTGCTACGCTTCGGATTATAACGCCGCTGAGAATCCGTCAAGCTCATAATAGGCGCGGGCAACGTAACGCGTTGACTGTGTGCTGGATTGAGTTCGGTCATGTGGTGTGTGCTTGGCGCTGTGCTTGCTCATGTGGCAAGCCCATGCACCTGCACCTCTGGCACGCCGTAGAACATGCGCCCTTGATCGTCCTCGATGTCGTAGAGGGTGTATTCGAATGGGTTGCCGTTACCGGGCGGGCTGACGGCGAAATCGATCACGCCCTCGTGTAATGTTTCGCAAGCGGTGAATCTCACGCGCTGACATGCTGTGTATTTGAGTTTGCTCATAATTATTCTGGTTGCGAGAGTGTGATGCCCAATTCAGCCGCAAATACCGACACATTGTCAAGGTATGTTGTCATCTCGCGCACTTTCAGGGACGTGGTGCTGGCGTAGTCCAGTATGATTCCCTTGGCGAAGTCCGCCATCTCGTGCGCCCCATCCCGCCGTAGCTGTTTGACCGCCTGCACGCGGTCAGCAAACGTATCATCTGCGGCGCATAGTAGCGGCACGAGGAAGCGCTCCTTGAAGAGCACATGTAGGCTGTCGGTGTCCTGCCCTGTCTCTTCGCAGATGATCGCCAGCCATTTGCGGTAGAGCCGATTCTGAGCCTGCGAGCGCGTCAGCTCATACGGTTTGACCGTGACCTCGTAAGGTGTGTCGGTGCTCACCTGTGCGTTGTCAATGATTGCGTGCGCTCGTGCCACGTCGGCAGGGCTGCGTAGAATTACGCGGTAGGTCTGTTTGGTTGGTGGCATAGTTTTATATCCCTTTGGTTACGGCCTGCCCTGTGCGGCTCTCAAGCTGTGATCTCCCGACCTCCAGCGCGTGCTTGTCCTCATTCTTGCGCAGGCGGCTTGCTGTAGCCTCCTCGCGCTGCCATTTGGTCGGGTGTTTGAGGTCGATCCCTTCGCCTCGGAATGCGGCTTCGAGATCCTCGGCGGTGCATTCTTCAAATCCGGTGGTCAGGTTTTCGCCTCGGATTACCTTCCCCGACTCAAACGGGTATTTGCGACAAAACTCGACCCATGACAACTGCTTCCACCCGCCGGGCACGCGCTCTACCCAGTCGAACGGCTCCTTCGGTGTGTTGGCGTCGGCTGTGAGCCTGCGCGGGCCCTTCGATGGGTGTCGGCTAAAATAGTCTTCAGCTTTGCCTAGAATCTCGGCGTAGTTATTGCAGAGCCGCTGCACGCTCTTGGGCCTGACTGAAAGGTGATCGTCAAACTTGTCGCCCTTCGGCTTTGGTAGTCGCATAAACATTCGGACGGTCTCGGCGTCGCTGGCTGTGACGCTGTGTTCGATCTTTTTGAATGCGTCCGTTTCCCCTTTGGCGCGGGCGATGGTGTCTTTAAAATTGGGAGTTATGCCCTTGATGAGGATGCGGTGGAACGGGTGCAATCCGCCCTCCTTGCGCTCCGGTATCATTGGCATAATCTTGGCAAGGGTCGTCATTACCAGATGATCGAGCGGGTCTTGGCTAGCTTTGTGCCGGGCTGCAATGCGGCGGTATAGCTCGCGGGCTTCGTCGTGGATCGTAGTCATTGTGTGTGTGGTTTGGTTGCGGCGCGAGGGTCGGACTTGCGCCGCGCACAGGTTAGTCTTCTAGCCCTAGGTCTTCTTGGTCGGGGTCAATTCGCCCGATCATCAGCCCGTCCATAGTCCGCTGCTGGCGTGTGCCAGCGATATACAGGGTAGCAGCGGCAATCGCTTGGTTGCAAGTTGCCGCCTCGCCCGCAGCAAGTCCGCGCTCTTCTT